GGATAGTAGAAGATCCTAAGAAAGATAAAGCCTACTCAAGCTATGGTATTGAAGTACCTAAAGGCACATTAATGGTAACAGCTCAGGTAACTGATAAAGAGTACTATAATGAGCTAGTAAAAAATGAGCAGATAGGATTCTCAATAGAGGGATTTCTAGGCTTAAAACTAAGTAATCAAATAAATAAATATAATATGAAGTTACCTGATGGAGAACATCTAATCGAGGGCAAAATCTACATAGTAGTAGATGGAGAAGTTACTGAGATAAAAGATGTGCCTGTTGCTGCTGAAGAGGAGATAACAGAAGAGATTGCACTAGAGACAGTAGTAGAAGAGGAAGTAATAGAGGAGACACCTGCCACAGAAGAGATGGCTATTGATCCTGCTGCTGATGCTGAAGCTATCCTGGCTATAGTACAACCTGTAATTGATGAGCAAATCAATGCTTTAATAGCAATGATAGCTGATTTAAGAAATCATATGGAGGAAGTAATGTCTGAGGGTGAGGAAGTAGTGGAAGTAGAAGCTACTAAATTATCACAGCATGATAAATTCAGCATGGTAAGTAAATTTTTAAACAATAATAACTAAATAAAAAACAAAAAAAATGAGTAGAAAATTAAGATTCAACTTGGACATTGATGCAACTGCATTATTACAAGCTAATAGTGAGGCTTTCTATTCTAAAGCCTATTTAACAGAAGAGACAGTAGATAACTACCGTACTCTACCAGGAATCAAAAGCAGAACTAAAATCTCTAATGTAGTTTTTGGTCAAGTTTTACAAGCTGAGAACTGTGGATGGAATGCATCTACTGATGACCTTGCATCTGTAGAGATAGAGGTTTGTTCTCTATCTGCAATGTCAGAGATCTGTCAATTCCAGCTAGAGCAGTCTTTTGTAGCTTTACAAATGACAGCAGGATCTAATGGTGATTTCACTGTAGCATCTTTCATGAATTACTATTGGAATGAGATGTCTTTGACTATTGCACAAAATATTGAGAAGTTACGTTGGAGAGGTGATACAGGTGATGGATCTCCTCAATTAAACTTATGTGATGGATATTTAAAAGGATTGTTAGCTGATGGTGATGTAATTGATATTGCAAATCCTGCTGCTATCACACCATCTAACGTACTTGCTAAATTAGCTCTAGTATATGCTGCTATCCCTCCTGCTGTAATTACTAATCAAGAGGAATTGAGAATCTATGTATCTCCAACTGTAGCATCATCTTATCGTGCTGCTGTTGCTGCATCTAACACTCAAGCTAACTTAACTCAAGCTCTAGACTTTACTTATCTTGGAATAAAAATGGTATTATGTCCAGGAATGGGTACTGACTCTACTATAGTTGCTACTCTAAGAGGAAATTTAATTTATGGTTTTGATGCATTAGGTGATCAAAAAGCATTAAGAGCTGTAAATTTAGCTGATACTGTAGCTACACCTGTTATCAGAACTCGTGCTAATATGAAAGTAGGATTTAAGCATGTTAATGGTGGTGACATTGTATTATACAAATTCTAACTAATTTATAAATCTAAGGGAGTGATAGCTCCCTTTACTTAAAACATATATCATGAGCTGTGAAGCATTACAATCAATCCAAAAAAACTGTGAGAATAATACAGGAGGAATAAAAAACGTATGGGTAAATCAACAAGATGAGATATCAGGCGTTACAGTATCAGGAGGAGCTTGGATAGTATCTGCAATTACTGTAGGTGATCCATGTGTACCTTTTGCTATTAACAGAAATACAGGTAACTATACTGAGGATACTGCAGTAGACCTAATCAATGGCTCTACATTTGTAACTCAGACTATTACTCTAATGTTTAATCGTAGAGACAAAGAGAAGTCAGAAGCTATCAATGTACTTGGAGCAGGGCAGCAATACTTAGCTGTATTCATTCAGGATGCAAATGATAAGTATTGGTACTTTGAGAATGTACAACTTACTGCAACAGGTGAGGGATCAGGTACAGCTCGTGCAGATGGATCTAAATATTCCATCACACTACTTGCTGAGTCTGAGCATTTAGCTTATGAAGTAACAGATACATTGATTACAACTAATGCAACAGACTTTCCACCTGCTGTACAATCGTAATTTAACACCCTAATAATTAAAGCTCTGCATATTGTAGAGCTTTTTTTTTAAACATTTTTTGACCTTAGTATAATATAGTTATATGATATACATTAAAAAAGATGAGGTCAATCAGATTATCCTTACACTCACTGAGGTAAGTACACTGCCGAATCCTTATTATTTGTTTGTCTTTCAGAATGAAATGGACAATCTTTCTGCACCTATTATATATTTTAACGGTGATATCTCATCTTATCCTGAAAGATTTAATCAATTTTTATTGGATGAGCCTGTAGATTTAGAACTAATCAAAGGACAGTATACATATAGCATCTATGAGTCAAGTACCACACCTCCAACTATTGCTAACTCTACAGGAGTAGTGATTGAAGAGGGCAGGATGGTAGTATCAGGACCAATAGTATCATCAATTTATGAGTAATTATGGCATTAAAAGATTTTTTTAAAACAGTAAAGCATGAAATAGTAGAGGGATATCAATCATTCTCTACTCCATTCCTTAAAGTAGGAGGTGCAAATCTTACACTACCCTATGTTAATGGTAGGAATCAGACTAATGGATACATCCCCTTTGGGCAGGATAATTTATTTCCTGAGCTACTCAATCAGATATTCTATAGCAGTCCATTACATGGCTCTATTGTAGGGTATAAAGTGAATGCAGCTGTAGGAGGTGGATTTAATATTGTAACTGATAGACTAACACCTCAAGATAGACTAGAGCTATATACATTAGAGAGAAAATTAAACATAAAAAAGGTAGTCCCTGCAGTAACTCAGCAACTAATACTACACAATAGAGTATATTTCAAGTTATGTTTTGATGACAAAATGAAACTCACAAAAATTGTCAATCTATCCCCTGAGAAACTTAGAGTAAACTTAGACAGAAAGAGATACTATATCTGTGACGATTGGGCTAGTAGGATTGGAGTCCAGGAGATAAGGAGATATACTCCTACCTCTAGAGATTATGAGCAGTTATTTGTATATGAAGTAGATAGCATTGGTCAAGATTATTATTCTTTGCCATCTTATACCTCAGCTCTAAACTTTGCATTTCTATCAGGTGAACTTAGCTATTTTGCTAAAAGTAATATACAAAATTCAGTATTTCCTAGCTTTGCTATGATGTTTCCTAAGAGACCTCAGTCTGAGGAGGAGAAAAACATGATAAGAAATACCATTGATAGATTGAAAGGTGCTGCTAATGCAGGTAAAGCTGTAGCATTCTTTGCTAATAGTCAGGACCAACTGCCAAAGATAGAGTCACTACCTACTAATGGTAATGATAGTCTATTTCAGGAGGCATCACAGCTGAATACTGAGCAGATTTGTTTTAGTCACACCATTGATCCTATACTTATGGGAATCAGAACTACAGGCTCACTAGGTAATGGCTCAGATATTAAGCAGGCTTATATCATATTTGAGAAAAATGTAGTAATGCCACTAAGAGACCAGGTAGCTGATATCTTTAATGAGCTGTTATTCATAGCTAAGATAGATGCAGATTTCACTATCAATAACTATCAGATAATTAACGAGGCTATTGTAGAGCTTGAGGGAGATCCATCTAAGACTAATGATGCACTTAATACATTGAATCCTGCAATCGCTGCTAAAGTACTAGAGAATATGTCTAAGAATGAGATTAGAGCCTTAGCATCTTTACCTCCATTGAATGATACACCAACACCAACAATCTGATGCTATACTTTATAACAGAAACCTATCTTAAGAATAACACACCCATCACAGCTAATGTAGATGTCAATAATGTTACTCCTTACTTAGCTACTCAAGCTCAGCTAAGAATCATGCCTATCTTAGGTACTACATTCTATAATGACTTCCTAACTAAGTACAATGATCAGACATTAGATCCTGATGAAGAGACTTTAGTAACATTTATACAGCCTATTATAGCATGGAGAGCAGCTGAAGATGCTGTATTTGGTCTATCCCTGCAGCTAAAGAATAAAGGTCTACAGACTCAGTTCGGAGATAACAGCTCATCAGTAGATAGAGGTACTATAGCATTCAGTATGGAACACTATGCACAGAAAGCTGCATTCTTTGAGCAGAGATTGATTAGATACCTACTTAAGAATAGAGCTTTGTATCCAATATTCACAGGTACAACTAACCGAGATACTGACCTTAGACCTATGATTGATGGATGTAGCTGTCTATCTAATGGCTTACTAGAGTGCAATGGTCTATGTGGAGGTGCAGGGAATAATGGCTATAACAATTCGATCTTAATAATATGAAGCACTCAGGAGTCTTATCAATTATAGTATTCAGTACAGGATACTTAACAGGCATAGCATTAGTATGTGAGCCTGCTATATATCTTAAGTTAGCAGGAGCTACAGTGATAGGATATCTAAGTTTTATTCTAGCATTACAATGGGAGGAAGAACAATGAAAGCACAATTATCACTACTACTAATATCAATACAATCCAAACTTTTGACTCTTATCTCTATATGCTTTGCATTCTTTTTACCAATAAGTGGCATCCTGTTAATGATTGGAGTATTAATTATCATTGATACTTTTACAGGTATAAAAAAAGCTCATAAATTAAAAGAAAAAATAACTAGCAGAAAGCTCTCATCTATAATCAGCAAGTTAGCACTCTATGAAGTTACTGTGATTATGTTCTTTTTGATAGACCAATTCATACTAAATGATATTATCCTCATTTTTTTCAGTGTACCATTTATGCTCACTAAAGTAGTGGCATTGGTCCTAGCATCTGTAGAGGTAATCTCTATTAATGAAAACATTAAAGTAATTTCTACTAGAAACTTAGACCTTTGGCAAAGTGCTAAGGCATTATTTGCAAGAGCTAAGGATATTAAAGAGGACCTAAACAAACTGAAATGACTAGATGGGAACTTACATCTAAATATGGTACTGCTAATGTAACAGGTGCAGGATACTTAGTAAAGATTAAGCTACCTTATCCAATGAGAATAGCTTGGGACTTAGACAGCACTGTCAACTCTATGATGTGCCATAAGTTAGTAGCAGATAATTTTACAGCTGTATTCAATGAGCTTCTAGCTACCTATGGCTATGATAAGATTAAGGAGTTAGGGATAGATTTATTTGGTGGATGCTTTAACTATAGAAAGATGAGGGGAGGTACAGCATTATCCATGCACTCATGGGGTATTGCAATAGACTTAGATCCTGCTAGAAATCTACTCAAAGAATCAGCGAAAACTGCAAGATTTGCAAGACCTGAGTATAAGGCAATGATAGATATATTCTATAAGCATGGCTTTATATCTTTGGGTAGAGAAAAGAATTATGATTGGATGCATTTTGAAATAAAAGAATAATGAAATACTTAGCTATAATCTTACTACTCAGCAGCTGCTCTGCTCAATATCATTTGAACAAAGCAATTAAGAAAGGTTATACCTGTGAAGAGACAGGAGATACTATAAGAATCACTACACTAGATTCTATCCCTGTTATAATTAATAATGATATAATTTGGGAGAAATTCATCACTACTAAAGATACTATCATAAAGTATAGAACAACTTATGTTCCTAGAACAAGATACCAGGAGAGACTAGCTTATAAACTTAAAGTAAAAACTATCTACAAAGATAGGATAGTAGAGAAAGCACAGGCTAAGGCTTCACAACCTAGACCTAGAGGCAATCTTAGTTTATTATTTGTAGGAGTAGGCATAGGCTTACTGCTATCATATCTCTTTAAATTTGCAAGGGAGAAATATTTGTTCTAAGTTTACACCATATATGGTAAGAAAAAGACTGTTTTTTGACATTGAGACATCATTCAATGTTGGTATATTTTGGCGATCAGGATATAACCTCACAATCAATCCAGGTGACATCATCCACGAAAGAGCAATTATCTGCATCTGCTATAAATGGGAGCATGAGCAGGATGTACAGTTCCTAACTTGGGATAAAAAGCAGTCTGATAAGGCAATGATAAAGGCATTCCTTAAAGTTATGGCTCAAGCTGATGAAATTGTGGCTCATAATTGCAATAAATTTGACCTCAAATGGATACGCACAAGAGCTCTATTACATGGTCTTGATGTTATGCCCTCACCTAAGACTATAGATACTCTTAAATGGGCTAGAAAGTACTTTAATTTTAATAGTAATAAACTAGACTATATTGCTAAGTATTTAGGAGTAGGGCAGAAGATGGATACAGGGGGATTAGACCTGTGGAAAGATATAGTATTTAAGAAAGATCAGAAGGCAATGGATAAGATGGTAGAGTATTGCAAAATGGATGTCACTGTCCTAGAAGCTGTATTCAATAAGCTCAATTCTTATGCAGCTCCTGCTACTCATTATGCTGTAATGGAGGGAGATGAGAAGTTCTGCTGTCCTGAATGTACTAACTATAATGTAAGGATTAATAAAAAGGTAGTGACTGCTGCAGGGACTATTCACTATTGGATGAAATGTATAGATTGCGTTAAGCACTTTAAAATAAATAATAAAACTTATGTAGAATTTTTGAAATTCAAATATAAGCATTAACTTAGCACTTGTTTCCATGTTAAAGAAAGCAGTTGTAAGCTCCCCAGCACGCAGCTGCTTTTTTTTTGTGTAAGATATGCATTACATAATAGGAATAATTCCGATTAACTATGTAATTCTAAGGTAATACTTTGAAATTACATGATATTCTTAAGGTTATAACCCTAAATTATTATAATATTCTGCGATTGCAGTCGCAAATTGCGACCTCAGTTATATGTTTTACCTTTACTCTTATACATTATTAAGTAGAAATTACCTTTATTATATGTTTTACCTTACAACAGGGGGACAATTTATCCCCTAGTCTTATTTAGAATGAATATAAATTACACTTTTTTATTGCAGTTATAAAACTTTATACTATCTTTGGCGTATAGTTATTAACAATTAAAACTTTTACACATGAAAACATTTAATCAAGTCTTAGATTTTTTAGAAGTACAACAGCAGGAGGACAAACTAAACACAAACCAACTGCATTTAATTATTCAGACCTTAACTACTTTTTTGAACAAAGAGCAGTTAGAGGAAATTGAGAATTTATTTAACCAATTTAAAAAATAATACAATGAAAAAACTAATTAATTATTTTACTCCTGTAGGAGCTGAAGAGATAGCTATTGCTAAGGCATTTGTCATAGTAGTATCTGCTACCATATCAATCTTATTTTTATTTCCACTTTTAAACTTATTATCATGAACTTTATAAACCTATTCAAAAGAGACAATACTTATTTTTCTAATTGGACCACTAGCTATGATAGCACTGTTTACATAGCAGGCACTATTGAGCCATTTACCTACAATGCTGAGGAGAATGATGAGGATTACTTATCTATGTTTATTCTAGATGAGGTAGAAGTTAACCTACTTAAATCTAAGTTATGAATAACATGATCACACTCTTTCAGCAATTAGATTGGTGGCAGAGACAGGATAGAGGTAGTTTTAACCTAGAGCTTTATATGCAAATCTGCAGAGCTAAACTACTCAGAGATGATAAATGAGTTCACACAGCTAGCTAGAGAGGTCCAGGATACTATAGCTAATGGTGAATATACTCACCAAAAATACCTACAATTCAGAGAGTGGTACTTTCAGAATTATGAGGGTAGTAAGAGGAATGCAAATAGAGATTTTGCAATGTTTGATTTAATGTATGGCTTAGATGTGCCAATTAAAAACAATGACAATGAAGATATATAAAGTAGTGTATAAGACCTTTGACTATTGGAATGGTCCTGTAAAGTTAGTGACTAGAATTATAGAGGCATATGATGCTGATCATGTTAAGCAGCTCATACAAAAGAATGATGATTTAATTCTATTAATTGAAGAGGTATGAATGTACTATCACTATTTGATGGGATGAGCTGTGGACAGCAAGCCCTAGAGAGAACAGGTATAAAAGTAGATAATTACTTTGCATCAGAGATAGATAAGTATGCTATCCAGGTTACAATGGCTAACTATCCTAACACTACACAATTAGGTAGTGTAGTAGATGTAGATGGCTATTCTTTACCTAAGATAGATATACTTATAGGTGGATCACCTTGTCAATCCTTTAGCTTTGCAGGTAAACGCAAAGGGATGAGTACTAAAGATGAGCAGGAGATACTTACACTAGACCATTACCTTAAATTAAAGTCTGAGGGGTATGAATTTGAGGGACAGTCTTATCTATTTTGGGAGTATATGAGGCTACTAAATGAAGTCAAGCCTACCTATTTTCTGCTAGAGAATGTAATGATGGGAGAGAAGTGGGAGAAAGTACTAAGTAAAGCTATAGGAGTAAATGCTATAGAGATAAATTCAGCTCTAGTATCTGCACAAAATAGGAGGAGATTATATTGGACTAACATAGGAATGGAAGCATCAGGATTATTTGGTGACTTAGAGAGTATAATAGAACAGCCTAAGGATAGAGAGATACTACTAAGAGATGTGCTAGAAAATGAGGTAGATGAGAAGTATTTTTTGAGTGAGAAAGCAATAAAATTGTTGGGTGATAAAATAATTAATAAATCAGTATCTAATGAAAAAAGTATGACCATAGATGGATCGTACTATAAAGGTGTAGGTATTAGATGTGGGGATTGTAGGCAAATTGTAAAGTCTGATATAGATTTAATAGTCCACAACACTATGCCTAGATCCTCCACAACAGGTAAAGGTGGCACAGGTCCTCTAAGCAAAATTGATGGTAAGACTTATTGTTTAGATACAGGTAATACTAATGCTGTGGAGATAAGAGGTACATCACGCATCCGTAGGCTTACACCCATTGAGTGCGAAAGATTACAAACAGTAAAAGATAACTACACTAATCATGTAAGTGATAGCCAAAGGTATAAGATGCTAGGCAATGGGTGGACAGTAGAAGTAATAACACATATTTTTAAATATATAAAACAATGAAAGAAATAAATTTTTTAATAGGACAGATTGTAAAGTATCAGCTAGATACTGACTGCAGAAATAGAGCCTATGTCTATAAGAGATACTATGTAATGTACAGGCTGAACAAATGTAAGGTATCACTTACTCAAATAGGTAAGATGCTGAATAGACATCATGCTACTGTTATTCATGGCATCAGAATGCACAGGAGATGGACCAGGATGCAGGATAAAGTATATCTGCATGAGATAGAGCCATTAGTTCAGACTGCTATTAATAATGATTATGAGGATAAATACAAAGTTTCGGCAATAGAGAACTTTAACTACATCAATGTAAGGATTCAGATGCCTTGGGAGTATGATAAGATACAACAATTTAAAGAATATATGACAGCTAAAGAACTAGCTGAAATAATTTAAAGCTCTTCGGAGCTTTTTTTGTGCTGTATAATTTCCTTACTGATATTGACTTGTAGAGAATTAGCACAAAAGTACAATTCACATCCCTATACTCTATAATATATATATTTTTATTTACAATATATTTTTAATAAAAAAAAAATTTATTTTCATATTAGGGGGTGAACAGTTTTTAGGAAAAAAAAGTGTTTTTTCGTTCTAATCTTCTACAGCCCAATAACAAT